AAGCACGTAGTTAAGATGCCGCTGGAAGAGGCACAGATGCTGTCTACTGTAGTGCGTCAGCTTGACCCTGACTATGCAGACAAGTATGGCTTGTATCGTGTAGCACATAAGAACCATCCCTGCACACTGTGGGCTGGCATGTCTCGTTCAAACTACCTGTATTCCCTGCATCTGTTTCGTGCTATGCTACATGAATACACACATCGCTATGGCAAATACCATGCGTCAGAGCGGCTGTTGCCTGCACTGTCTGATGCGACATGGATGCTTGATGATGTAGGCATGACAGATCACCCTGAGTGTTTTGGAGAACATGTGCATCTTAGATCACATGAGCCGTGGCCTGTTGAAAGTTACCGCAAGTTCTATAAGACTAAGCAACAACGCTTCCACATGGTATGGTCTAGCAGACCTGTGCCAGAATGGTTTGAGGACAAGGACTATGTTACTTAACACAGCACTTATATGCTTAGCCATGAATGTGTATTATGAAGCACGTGGTGAAGGCATGATGGGCAAGTATGCCGTTGCACAGGTTGTGATGAATCGTGTGGAGCACGACAATTTTCCTGACACTGTGTGTGAAGTTGTGAAGCAGAGACGTAGCACTGAACTACATCAATGTCAGTTTAGTTGGTATTGTGATGGTAAACCTGAACGACCCGCTAACACACGAGCATGGGAAGAGGCCCAGCTAATCGCTCGTGATGTGCTTGATGGAATAGTGGATGACATTACGGATGGTGCGCTGTTCTATCATGCTAACTATGTCAGCCCATACTGGGCAGAAGAGTTCAACCACACTGTTACATATGGGACACACAAGTTCTATTCGTATTAGTTTAGTGTTGAACTATCTACATAACTATGGCACAGTTGCCAAACGTAAACCAAAGGAGAACCGATATGGCTTTTGACATGATCCCCGAATACCTCGACTTCGATGTGGCTTTCGAAGAAACCAAAGTGAATGACAAGAAGTATGTCATCAACAGCAAGACTGGAGAATACCTTGGAATTGTCGGACACAAGTTTAACTGCGCTAATCATCGTGACTTTTATAGTGGTGTTGTGGATACACTCACGGAAGAACTAGGTGATGATGCGATCAGCACTGCCAAGTTCAAGTGGCGCACTGCACGTAATGGTGCATGGACTATGATGGACGTAACCTTTCCTAACACTAAGTCTGTCATTGCGACTGACAAGCACGAGACTGAGGTGGCGCAGCGCATCATCTCATTGCATGGCATTGATGGCACGTGCAGCAACCAAGTGTTCTTTGGGCAGATCGATTTCTTCTGCACCAATGGCATGATCCGTGGCGACTATGACAAGGTGCGGCGTAAGAACACTGCCAACTTCACGATGGAGAGCTTCATCTACGAACTGAATCGTGCACAGTCTGACTTCAAGAAGCAGACGCAGGAGTTGCAGGTGTGGGCACAGACTGACCTCAAGTATGTGAACGTATCGTCACTGCTTGAAGAGATGCTTGGCTCTCAGCGCAAAGCTGAGCGCATGTATGGCCTGTATATGCAAGAGGCAGCAGTGCGTGGTCACAACAAGTGGGCATTGTATAGTGCCTTCACGAACTATGCATCGTATGCAGATGAACGCAATGGTTTCAATCTGCGTAACACTGGCAACGACACACAGGCAATCAGCATGTGGTCACGTGAGCAAGAGGTGAGCAAGTGGATCAGTGATGATCGCTTCAAGATGCTGGAAGCAGCGTGATGGTAAAGCTGCCACGCTATGTGCAACGACGGGTGTCACCTTCGGGTGACATCTCTTTCCGTTACAACCCACCACAGAAGTGGATAGACGCAGGGCTTGTGACTCGTGGCGAGATGCCAAGTGATGTTCGTGAGATGCGTAAGCTTGCACGACAGTATAACGATGCCATCGATCAGTATCGTGATGTTCAATCACAGATTGTGAAGCTAAACAACAGCAGCACTGTGTCTGATCTTGTCGAGTTCTATTATCAGTCTAATGATTTCAACATGTTACGTGAGACAACTAAAGCAGATTACAGGTATTGTCTCACTGAATTATGTGACAAGCTTGGCACCAGAAAGTATCAGTCTGTTACATCTAAGGTTGCAAAGCAGGTGTATGAGGAATGGGTGAAGCGGGGTGTCAGCTTTGCGAATCACGTGGCTACCTCTGCTAGTCGAGTGTATAACTATGCGATCACGATGGAAGAAGCCTTCGTGAATCCATTCGGAAACATAAAGCGCAAGCAGCCTAAGCAGCGCAAAGTAGTGTGGGAGCATGAACATGTTATCGCTTTCCTTGATGTTGCTTATTCTAGTTTTGACTATCGTAACGTGGGAATCATAATACACATGGCATACGAGTGGTGCCAACGCTTGGGTGACATGAGGATGCTCACATGGGATAACATAGACTTGGATGAGAGGCAACTGCATCTGGAACAAAGCAAGCGTAGAGCAGAAGTTTTTCTGCCTATCTCAGATGACTTGCACTATATGCTGTCACAGCAGAAAGCTGACTTTGGTTTTCAGAAGTATGTTGCACCATATCCTAAGCCTGAACGTGGAGTGTTCACACCCTATCGTATGGAGCGTCTATCGAAAGTAGGTAGACGTATCATGCGAGAGGCTGATCTACCTGAAGAGCTACGGCTTATGGACTTACGTAGAACAGGAGTGACACAGATGGTTGACAAGGGTGTGCCATTGCCACAGATCATGTCGGTGACTGGACACAATCATGTTGCATCTGTGCGACCATACATGAAGCATACCTTCGACAGTGCGAACAATGCCTTGACACGCAGAAACGTATCTGTAAAATCGAGCGTATGTGAGTAACATTGAAAGTGATATACAATGAATATAAGAGAATATATAAATGATCTATCACTAAGTAATGGTGAGACTAAGCGTCTTAACTGTCCTTCATGTGGAGGATACAAGACCTTTACTGTGACGAACAACATGGGTTCTCTTGTATGGAACTGCTACAAAGCTAGCTGCACTCTTAGTGGTGGCACGAGAGTGCGTCTTACCAGTGAGGATATTCGTAAGTCTCTTGGTAGTGTTGCAGAAGAGACACACTCTGTGTCATTCGATAAGCCTGAATGGCTTGTGAAAGATAACGACAGCATCACATCCTTCTGCGATCAGTGGGAGTTGGATGCTGACGAACTGGGCTTGTTGTATGATGTGAAGGAGAACAGAGTTGTGTTCCCTGTCATGCAAGGCAGTGTGATGGTGGATGCTACTGGTAGATCATTGTCACACCGCTTACCTAAGTGGAAACGCTATGGAAAAAGCAGCTTGCCATACTCGTGGGGGCATGGTAAAACTGCGGTTGTTGTTGAGGACTGTGTGAGTGCCGCTATTGTAGGTGGTGATGTGTATGTCGGGATAGCAGTGTTGGGCACATCACTATCTGATTATCACAAGAGGCATCTTGCACAGTTCTCAACAGCAGTGATTGCACTTGACCCTGACGCACTCCCGAAGACACTGCAATTTGCGAAAGAGTTAAGAGGTTATGTAGACACAGTGAAAGTGCTGCGACTACACGATGACCTGAAGTATCGTAACCCTACCGACATTGAAAACCTTACAACACTAGGAGCCTGACATGGAATTATCATTGGTCCGTAGCTTGATGGACAAAACATTCTATGACGATCACCGGGGTGCACGTTGCCCTGATCGTCTGTTCAGCAAGGATGTTCGCAAGATCAAGCAGACTATTGACGCAGCGATGGATCGCTACAGTCGCACTGTTACACCTGACGAGATTGAAGCATTGTTCATGTCGAACAATCCGACAATGACTACTGCACAGAAGCAAGCCTACAGTTCCCTGTTCAATCAGATTAAAAAAGAACAGCCTATGGGCAGTGACATTGCACAAGAGGTATTGTCCAAGCTGTTTCAGCAAGTTGTTGGCGAAGACATTGCCAACCTTGGCTTTGATTATGTGAATGGCAGCAAGGGTAGCCTTGAGCCTTTGCGTATTCTGCTTGAGCAGTATGGTGATGACTTCACTCCCAATCTGAATGTCGAGTGGGAAGACATCTCACTTGATACCATCATGGCTATGAATGATCTGGAAGCACGTTGGCACTTCAACATTCCTACGCTAACACGCAAGGTGGAAGGCATCAACGCTGGTCACTTGGTCGAGGTAGGTGCCCGTCCTAATACGGGTAAGACTTCGTTCCATGCGTCACTGATTGCAGGTCCAGATGGATTTGCATGGCAGGGTGCCAAGTGTGTAATCCTGTGTAACGAAGAAGGCTACCATCGTGTGGCACAGCGTTACATCACAGCAGCATGTGGCATGGACAAGTATGAGATTGCCAAGAACAAAGACGCAGCTATGGCACAATACAATCGCATTCGTGACAACATCAAATTCAAGGATGCAACTGGTCGTGACATGGCATGGGTAGAGAGCGTGTGCAAGTCATACAAGCCTGACATTGTGATCCTTGATATGGGTGACAAGTTTGCCAAGACAGCGGGCTATGCACGTCCTGATGAGGCACTGAAAGCAAATGCCATTCATGCACGGCAGATTGCAAAACAGTATGAGTGTGCTATATTCTACATGTCTCAGCTTAGCGCAGAGGCAGAGGGTAAGGTGGTGTTGAATCAAGCTATGATGGAAGGCAGTCGAACTGGTAAGGCAGCAGAGGCAGACCTGATGATTATGATTTCTAAGAACCCGCCTGTAGAGGGGCAAGACGAAGAAGACACACAGCGTCACTTGAATGTTGTGAAGAACAAACTGTCTGGATGGCACGGCATTGTGCACTGTGATTTGGAATACAAGATTGCGAGGTATGTAGCATGACCAACCAAACAGAGCTTCGTGTAATCGAACTGACAGAAAAAGAGAGGGTCGTGGATGAGTGACGAAGAACATCAGAAGGTTATCGCTATGGTCCGTTGGCAGGGCGTTCCTGTCAGATACAAGCGAACTGTATTCGGAAACTACTCGCCAGACACAGTGGTGCAGATAGTTCTGGATGCTCTTGCCTGCTATCGGGCTGCAATGAAAGAGGATGATTAGAGATGAGTGACGATCTAGTGAAGCAGTCCATCGCAGAACTGCAAGACATCGTGCGTTGCCGTTGTCACCCAGCTTACAAAGATCGGGGGATGCACGATCCTGACTGCGAGTGCGACAGCGCCGATGCTGTGCAGGTGGTGATCAACTACATTGCCGAGCTTGAGGAATATAAAGCCATGTATGAGGGGCTGTGCAAATGACTGACGATCTGGCAAGGATTTTAATCACTGACACAGTAGAACATGAGGATGGTTCAGCCACCTACACCTTCGACCTTGACGATGCGTCCAGCAAGAAGATCACTGAGTTGGGACTAGAGTTTATCCTGACCTGTGCTGCATACGGGCTAGACATTCACGATGCACTGACTCATCTGATAGAATACGGAAAGAGCAAGGAGACTGACAATGACAACAGCTAAAGAGAAACTGGTAGCACGGCTACTTGAGGGTAGTGATGACATCTTCACTGAGTTTGTTGTTGTAGGCTTAGAGGACAGCCTTGAGACCATCTGCAATGAAGTTGATCGTCTGCTTAAAATCGAGAACCTGTCACCCTTACAGCAGACAGATCTGAACGAGTTGTAT